GCAATCCCCCGGTTCCGCCATTCCCTGCCCCGGCTCCTTTATTCCATGTAGGCTCATCCCCGGTCAATCGTGTATACACCTCTTGCATAGCCGTGTATTTCTCGGTAATCGTCGCTCCATTAGGTAATGCTGCTGCATCTACTATCTTTTGTTTGAGACCGTGTAATGTGGCGTGGTTGATTATTCCTTTTTCCAGTTCCCCTATGGTAACGGTAATCGTTCCCGCATCCGTTACTATGTTCAATGAACCTGCTTCGATGTCGATGGTTGTTTGGATTGCTCTATTGTTAGCTGCCATGGTTTTGTCTCCCATTTGATTTTTGGTACTTCGATTGCGCAATATGCGCCTGTTACATTTTTTCAATAATCCCTACTATTACATAAGCGAGTGAAATAACCACCCCTACTATCCAGCCATTCATACCCGCACCTGCATTGATTTCATTCTCCCTGTACTCATATCCCGACCGATTAGCGTAGCCTTTTTTGCGCCATTCATTCGCAATCTAAACAACCTGCCCGACCATCTACAACAGAAGCCTTCCTTGGTCGTGGTGATTATCTCAGCTATTATATCACCTATTTTTATAACGTGCGTCATGTTTGCCATTGCTATTGCCTCCCTATTGTTTGATTAATGGTTTATACAATCAAATAGATGAAGTTCTAATTTCCCCAAACGAGCGTTAAAGTCATCTTTTGTCCTGGACGTTACACAAGTAATATAAAGTTCTCTATATGAGGCTTCTTTTGATAGGTCGTGTATAGGGCAGTCAATAAAAAGCTCTCTCAACAATTCTTTTGCTTCTCGCATTGTAGAATAAGTATTAAGTAATCTTACTGTGTTTAATTCCTGGTATATATTGATAATCTCCATGTCCGGTGTCTCCCGTTTGATTGGTTGGTGTTTTGCGGAATAATCAAGCTCTTGTTGTGCGTGTTGTTTGCCAATCTCTATTATTTGTTGTGCAACTAACAAATTAGGGCATAAATGAGCTATTAACATTGCATCCCCGGTTGCGTCGCTTCCCTCAATGACCGAATACACATAGTTCTCATAAGCCAAGCCTATTTCGTCCCCGTATTTTTCCGTCATTCTATTATATGTATGTCCCATTTTCTCGTCTCCCATTAGTTGGTTTGTTGTGCCCTTGAAAAAAGGCGTTTTTATTTATCGTATCATTTTTCCCACCCCCCGTCAATAGCTAATTGCATTTATTTTGCATCCTACATCTTTTTTATTCCCTGCCCTACCTAAAAAACCCCATACCCCGAAATTGCGCCAAAACCCCCTCTCTATTCAATTTCCCCTCTCCCCTATACCAATACATGCCCAGCTCTCTAATCGGCCCGTGTCGAGTATTTAACCTTCCGCTTAACATTGAAAACCGCAATTTCTGGTGCTCCGACTGCGTAATACCTCAATCCCGCCAGTGCGGTGAAAGGGTAAACACCACAATTCCCGAATAATCTCGGCCAGTTCCGTCTAATTCCCTAGTGGCTATAGTTTCCTATGTGTTCCCCTATGTGTGAGTAGGTGGCGAAAAACCCCTATGTAGGAGCCTATGTAGTATGGTAGGTGCTATAATTGGAATGCCACCCCCCTACCTCCCCTCTCCTCCCCCTAATATGTTATCCCCCCCTAACTCTATTAGTCCCCTCTCTCTCTTGTAATGAAAAAAAAAAAAATAAGGACTACCTAACATTTTAAGCTTACACGTACGGGGGGTTGCTACATCATGAGAAAGAGCACATAGGGGGGTGGGATTGCCTGCCAGCCACACGCACCAACTCATAGCTCTCCTATAGGATACCTCATACCCACCAGCCCCCGCATATCTACCTAGCTCGGAAATCCGCCGGGGTGGCAATCCCGCCATACTCGCCCGGCCTACTCATATGTCCCTAGCACCTGCACTGCCCCACCATGTATGTACCATTGCATCCAGCCCACTCTAAAGTTGTTAGGCGATAACCATTCCTATCTAAACCATCCCCGTGTTAGGAAGCTACCACTGCGGGGCAATCTGCTGGACCGGGGGGGAGGGGAGGACCCTGCATTTGCTGAATAGGTATGGGAGAGGCACTCGAATCTACGCCACCACCTGCACAGTTATCCCCCGGAATATCTTCTCCAGTATTAGCTAATATTACATCAATTCCGGGTTTTACCCGTTCGCCGCACTGGAATGGGAAGCAGACTATGGAAAATTCCAGCAATCCCGGTATAATTATCCGGGGGGATTACGGAGGAATAATCCAGACGGGAATCCCCGAAAGAAAAGGGTTGACAGTTTCGACTCCATACTATAAGCTGATCCTAATCAAAACAAATCTTTAACTAGGTGGTACTTATGCTCCCTCTACAATCAACAGACTCCGCAGCTAATGCAATCGAGCGGGTTCGCTACACCCACGACGGAATGATAGATGTTATTATCGCGAAGCCGGATGTATCTGGCGCGCAATTGGCAGAGCACTTCGGATACACGCAGGCATGGATTTCCCGGATAGTTTGCTCGGATGCGTTTCAGGCAAGGCTGGCCGAGCGGAAAACGGAGATTATTTCCCCGGTGCTGCAGGCGACCTTTGAAGAGCGGTTGAAGGGAATGGCTATGCAGAGCTTAGATATCATTGAAGCGAAGTTGGCGAAGAAGAACTCGGTGACAGGGGAGTATGGGGATGTTACGACTGCGTTTAAGGCGCTTGAGATATCCACCCGCAGTCTTGGCTACGGCGCTCGCGCGGTGAACGTGGCAGTGCAGAATAATATCAACGTCAAGACTGCTAGCGATGAGCAGCTGATGGAAATAGCCCAAGGAGCTTAATTATGGGTATTTGTTCATGCACACTTTCACTAAGTGCTTGTAAAAACTGTCCGAATTATTCTGGAAATTCTTGGGGGATTCGGACAGAAGTTGTTAAATATATAGTTATTGAGCAGCCCAGCGAACAGAGTAAGAGAATGCGCGAGCTTAATAAACTTATTAAAAGGTGGGCATAGTTTGGCAACTAAAGCAGCTATAACCAAGCAGCAAGCCGCAGCGGTCCTATTGGAAAGGCGGTCGGCCCGGGAGAGTGTGGAGGTCTTTGCTTCCCGCGTCCCGGTCCCTGGCTCCCCTTGCGAGGATGCCGATGAAGATGCCCGCATCCCGCTGATCGAAACTGAACAAGCGCTGCATCATAAGCTAATCCTGCGCGCAATCCAACGCTGCATGGATACCCCGCACGGCCGGCTGATGGTAATGGCCCCGCCTGGGTCTGCTAAATCCACCTATGCTTCCGTGGTGGCTCCTACCTGGTACCTCGGCAAAGAAAAGAACCGCAGGGTTATCCTAGCTTCCTATGGAGATGATCTGGCGAAGACAATGGGCCGGAGGACTCGGCAGTTGTTGAAAGCGGAAGAGACTATAGGACTGCTGCAAGTTGAATTATCCAAGGAATCCCGCGCGGTAGACAAGTTCTCCTTAACCAATGGCTCCGAATACATCGCATGTGGAATCTTAGGCGGAGTCACCGGAAACCGCGCGCATGGGCTGATCATCGACGACCCTGTCAAAGGCCGGCAGGATGCGGATTCCGAGCTAATCCAAAAGCGCACCTTCCAAGCCTATGAGGACGATCTCAAGACTCGACTAATCCCCGGCGGCTGGATTATTATCATTCAAACCCGCTGGAACGAAAACGACCTCTCAGGGCGGATACTTCCGGATGATTGGTCTGGGGAGTCCGGTGTCATTGTCTGCAAAGACGGCTTCGAGTGGGAAGTTATCTGCTTGCAGGCTGAGTGTCAGCATCCCGAGACCGATCCTCTGGATAGGGCCGCTGGGGATATGCTTTGGCCGGAGTGGTTCGATACTAAGCATTGGTCGCAATTCCGCCTCAATCGCAGAACCTGGTCCAGCCTCTACCAGCAAATTCCGGCTCCCGCGGAAGGTATCCTATTCCGCAAAGATGATATGGATGCTGCGGTTTATGCTGGAAGCGCCTTGCCGGAAGACCTTCGGATTATCGGAGCCGGCGACTGTGCGGTTACTCCAGACGGGGGAGATTGGACGGAATTCGGGATCGCAGGAATCGACTCAGACGGAGCTATTTATCTCTTGGATTGGTGGCGCGGGCAGGTAGATTCTGGTATTTGGGTTGAGAAGCAGATCGACCTAATGGCAAAATGGAATCCCTTGTGCTGGTATGCGGAGGCGGGGGTTATCCGCAGGGCAATGGAAATGACCCTCCGCCGCCGTATGGCTCAGCGTCTAGTCAATTGCCGATTAGAGTATCTCCCTGCTGTCAGCAACAAAGAAGCGAATGCACAGGCGGC